TAAACCCCAATGAATTGCGGGCTATGGCGCTCGGGTCACGCATAATCTTACGGGCAAGGGCTGCCCCGGTACCACTTCTAGTACCCGCCACTTCTGCTACCGATCCAGTGAGTTCAGCCTGTTTGTCCTCATCTGTTACTATGGCGGCATTGGGGTGCACAAATATCCTGAGGCCGGGATACCGATTAGCCTCTGCTCTAAGGATATCCCGGTCAATTATAGCCCCCGCTGATAAGTATACGGGGATGTTTACTCCTCGTAAATACAAATATACAGCAAATGTGGGCAGTTGTTTAAGTACTATCTTCTCGTCGTCCATGTAGAATGTGTGACCACTGTTTGGCCCTCCACTATAAATACAGCCACCAAACGTGTTGCCGATTTTATGAGTTAGTGCGCAATCTGCCAACCACGCGCTTAAGGCTCCTTTGCCAGTGGAGCCGAATTGACCATCCACGATACAGTGAACGCCAAATGAGTCAAACAGTGGAATATCATTCACTGTCATTTTCCGCTCCCCCAGAAGTAACCATTCCAGCGAGTGCAGAATAACCGGCACCATCGACATAGTTATCCATTCCGTGACCATAAGCTGATCGGGTTATCTTCAACATAACCATCATTTGGGCTACATCGCTGGCGGTCAGTTTATGTTGACCCCGGATAGCCATAACGTGACCCACATAAGTTGTCCACAATTCGGCTATCATGGAGAATGAAGCCTCGGTTTCGCCGTGGCGGTCTGAATTGGCGCTAATGGCAGCCATGGCTTTTTCTAGTATCGCCTTAGCTTTGGGGGTCGCCAAGTCATACTTGTTTTCTTCGACCATGTTGGGTTTGCGGGTGGGTTTCTTCATTATCTCCTCACTGAGTTGTGGAACTGAACTAACTGATCGTGGAACGACATATCCGTGGTGGTAACTGAGAAGCAATTTTCCGGTTTAACCTCTACTCTAAGCTCGCTGAAATAGTACGTGCCATTCTTATATCCGATCAGCAGCGGAAACACGTGACCATTAGGATGACCCACGTATCGTATTCGTTCCAGTTCCACGTGCTGGCGTAGTGTTGGCCCGAACGTTGCCCCCCGGATCATCTTTACCTCAGTCATAAATACAGGGTACCCAAATGGGATAAGGATTAGGTCAAATATCCCCACCCCATATTGATCTTCGATACGGCGACCGTAACCGCCGGATTCTTTCATGGACTTGACCATGGCCCGCTTGACGTCTGCTTCTAGGACCATCATTCGTCTAGCTCCGCCTTTTGGTACCACCACTCTGTCACCTTGAATGCCCGATTACCGTCCTCATTGGGTTCTCCCACACTTACTACTTGGGATTTAGGCAGCCAAACTTCGCGCTTGGTCCCCATAACCGGTTCTATCAGGTAAGCTTTGGCCGTAGTTACCTCGATACGTGCTTCTAAGTCTACTGTTGGGTCACCGGGGCGATAAAACATTTTCTTGGGTCCTGTGTTTGCTAAGTATTTACTACGCGCTGTAAGATACCGCTTTTGATTGGCGGTCATCTTAGTCATCATATTGGTCTAGCTTGTCTCCGTAGGAAGCTCTGGCCCAATCCTTCCCGCTGCCGATGCCGAACGGAATGGGGACCGACAATTTTAATTCATCCGCTACCCCTTCGATAGACTTGATCAGTTCTGCAGGATTGTGGTCTGGTTTTCGCTGCCACAGCAAACTGTCGTGAATAGTGAGGAGTAGTTGCACATCATCGGGGAATGCATCCTCATATTGGCATGCTCGGAGTAAGCACAGCTTAAGATGCTCTCCCCCCACATTCTGTATGATCCGCGACACCGCGCGGTAAGCGAATTTAGGGTCCTCGCAATAGGCTCGGCGGCCCAGAATTGTTTTGACATAGCCCCTCCGCTTAAACACGCTCACGGCTTGGTCTTGGAATATCTTGATCATCGGGAACGCATCGGTGAGAAACGTTCGGTGGGCAGATCGCGCCCGTTCTAAGTCCCAACCCATGTGACCCGCAAGCGTTGGTGCACTCATCATAGTTAGCATGCCCATCGCCATTCTTTTCGCGGTGTCGCGGTCCAGTTTCAGGAGTTGCGACGCCCTGTCGTGGATATCCATAGTTCCACTTCGATATCCTTCTGTAAGGGCTGGATCACCTGAATAATGAGTGAAAAGTCTCGGCTCTTGTTGCTTAGCATCAGACTCTTCAATAACGAAACCATCATCGGGAATGACGAGCTTTCGAACGACCCTTCCCACGTCGATGTTCCGTTTAGGGAAAGCTTGTAGGTTAGGGTCTGAGCATGAGAATCTGACACCGGATACTCCGTAATCGTCCGACTTGGACTGGTTGAGAATTGGGTGGACTCGTCCATTTACGTTATGAGTGTCGATCAGCGGGGCGATAAAACTATCTCGCGCCTTTTCCAATCGGCGCACCGCTAGAATGGCGTTGCCTATGTTATTGGTTCCTAGCCACTTTTCCGTGAAGGAAATCGCTCCGGCATCTGTGCGGGCGAATTGGCCATCCGCGTATCCGTTCGTTCGGTACAGTTGCTCTACCGCCTTGGGTGACCGGACGTTAAACCCCGGCACGAACACCTTGCTTGCCTCGTCGATGGCTGCTTTCACATCGTCAACTACTCTGCCAGCATAATCGGCGTCGATCTTCAAGCCCCGACTATGTATTCTCGCAACATAAGCCAACAGGTCGCATTCCAACTGCCACGCCTTTCTGAGGCCGTCATTGTCTAGGATGGGCTGTTGCTTAGCCCAAAGTTCTAGGGTAGAGATTCCGTCGCCGGTAGCGTAATCCACTACAAGGGGGTGGTCGCCCTCAAGCCGCCAGAAGTGTTTCATCTGCTTACGATCAGGAAGACCACCAAATCTGCGGGCTAGTTCGGCGTATACTTCGCTGCCCTTCTTGGCAGTAACTTTGTGGCGGAGGCAACAATCATCTAGACCATACCCCTGCGTAATATCATTAATGATCGCCTCATTGATCATCGTGTCTTCTAGGGGACTATTAAGTACAATGCCGTGCCGAAGGCTAATACGCAAATCAAAGCCCAAGTTGTGTCCGACAGTTCGGTAGCCATATCGCGCTCTATCCTTGAAATTAAGCGCCAATACACGCTCAAATTCATCTCCGTTTGGTATGTTTCCTCCTGCTTCGTGTCGGACCGGGATGTAAACTGAATAATCTTCGCTGGTGATGACATAACCGCATATCCTACTGTTGATAGTTAGACCATCGGTTTCTGTATCATAGGCAATAACCGGCGCTTCCCTTACGAGCCGCAAGGCTAACGCCGGATCAACTAATTGTTCCATTTATTTCCTCGATACCCATTCCTTCAAACGAATGGCGGGGTCGTATTTAGGCGGCAAAAGCACCAGTACGATACAAATTCCAATCAGAGCTATTGTTTTCCAGTCCATTGATGCTCCCCATAAGTGAGGGGGCAGGCATTTGCGCCCGCCCCCACGATCCTAGAACGGAATTTCATCATCTTTCAGATTCGCACCAGCCTTGGTGTTATCAAACACTGGTTTCTCGGGCGTGTCTTCTTCTTCATCGCTAGCTCGCCAACCTATTTCACCAAATTGGTCGTAGAGTTTACTACACAAGTCGGCAGTATGGTCGTCAGCGAATCCGGCTCCGGTGTAGGTGAAGTTAAAATAGGGACCCTCAGCGCCTTTCTGCTGCACCGACCCGATAGTGTAAACCTGGCAGAAGTGCGGGACCGGTTTGGAATCGATCCGTGATAGTAACTGCTGCATTGGCTTAACGCTGGACCGGGTATTGATGATAACAGATGGGCTAAGGTCCGGGAAGTCCGGTAGAAACCACATCATGTTGTACGTAAGGCTGGCTGCGGGCGGCGAATTGGCGTCACCCGGAATTGACGTGCCAAATTGGTCGAGGCCGGATTCGGCCACAGTCTTCTTGGTCTTGTAGGTTACGGGATTAGGTGATCCCTTGGGCTTGACAGTGAACTCGGCGTCAGCCGGGTCCCAATGAATACCATCCATTGCCCTCGCCAGAATGCCCCGGTCATCATTGCGCGGAGCCCAAAGGACAAAGGATTTGCGAATGATGATAGGGACGGCCCTTAGCGTTGGGCCTATGTTCTGCTGCGCGATGGTATGCCAGAATTGACCGGCTTTGGCCTCCGGGAAGTCGTTTAATTCGGGCGAGATTGCCTGAATTAGCTTAATCCGGGGGATTATGCGATCAGAAGCATCGACGTTTCCGATCTTAGCCTTCTGGTACTTAGCCAAATGCTCCGGGACTCCTGAGCTGGTCTTCGCTACATCGTTGCTCATCGCTCACTCCAGTTGTTGTGTTTACGTGCGCTGTATAAGCGTGACCACATGAGTTCGCCAGCTTGTACACCAAATAACTCATTAAGCCTACGCTTAGTTTCTTCATCACTCATATTTCCTTCACGGAAATCTTCCTCGATAGCAGTTACAATTTCTTGCCACTGACTTATAAGGATACCCACTACTTCACCTTTGTGATCGAAGTGTAAGTCATGATGCTCGTTACGAACGTCGGTTGGGGAAGTTCTATACCCCCCTCGTTCAACTCCCTAGCAAGAGCGCCAAGGGTCTGTGCGTTCACCGTTTCGATGATGACGCCACCGTGGTCGTTTTCGCGCAGCCATTCGAACCCCGCCTCTTTGTCGGGCATGGAAGCAGACCAGCGGGTTCCAAGGGACACCCGGCCTACGCCTTCCACGGTGATGTTGCGAATAGCGCGGGACCGCAACGCATCCGGTATCTGTTCCCGCGACAGCTTTTCTTCTATTTGGGAGAGAACTTCGCGGGATTCCTTGATCAGGGCGGTTGCCTGACGAAGGCTATCGTAGTGCTTAATAATTGCGATGTGGTCGTTACTTGCGACCACTTCGTTGGTTTCGTCCCTAATTTCTGTTGATATTTCGGCTAGTTTGGCGCACACATCAGATAGGTGCTTTATGGTATATGGCTTCATACTACGCTCGCTGCACCGGTCCGGGATTGGGCCGTAGAGATAGTGTACCACACCCGGCAGCCGCTGTCAAGTATTGATTCAGATATTCATAAAGTGAAGGCCGCTGATTGGGGACCAGCGGCCTTCTAACGACTGACGGAGCGGCAGCCGTTATGCGGCAGCTTGCTTGTTAGCAGCTGCCTTGGCAGCAGCACCAGTAAGGACTGTCTTCGGAAGGTCGATCTCAACTTCCTCGCCATCCAAACCGGTGAGCTTGCCATTCTTGCGGGCAATCGTGGCCAGCATGTTGCGGAGAGTCATGCGGGTACGGCCTTCTGCGCCGTGCCGCTTTTCTGCCACTTGGCCCCGATAGTGGTCCACCTTATCTTGCGGCAGACCGTTTTTTAGGCAAAGGTCGAAGAACCGATCGAAGCTAAACACCGACTCATGGGTGCATTGCGTCTTGATGAATTCGGCCAGCGGACCTTCACCGCCGTTCTTGTACCGGCCAGAATACTTCGAAGGAACGATCGACTTGGTAGTCTTCTGTTCCGCCGGAGTTTCTGCCGGGGTTTGGGTTTCGTCACTCATTACTCACTCCTTATCAAAGGGGGTCATCCCCAGAGCCCACCCTAGCACACGTCGGCCTTGCTGTCAAGTACCCCTTAAATATTCCCAAACCGGGAATTCATTCCGCGCCATGGTTGCGCTCCCATGAATTCCGATGTGTTAGAACCAAAATCGTCGTCGGTAAATATAAACCTAGGTTCCAGCTCAACGCCAATGGCTTTACTGAATTCTTGGGTTAGAGTTCCAAGCTTGTATTTAAATCGCCAGAAATTGAGCGAACCAGAACTCCATGTTTCAATTAATCCAGCGCTTTTGAATTCTTCGAATACGTGCCGTGGTTGAGCGTATTTTATCTGCATGGACTTAGCAATGTCATCCACCCGCTTATTAAATTCAGGTATGGTGAATGGAGCTGATATGTCTAAATCCTCCCAGATTCGTCCTTCTTCGATGATCGCCTTAGCCACTCGCCTTGGGTAAGACATATTGGATTCCACGATGTGATTGTCGTCACCGGAAGATAGAGCCGTATTCTCAATGGCGTGGCGATTAACCGGCGTCGTGTCGAATATGTACATGTAATGCTCTTTGACGTCCATTCGGTGTATGAACGTGTTGAACTCGTCGAAGAATGGCTTAAGTGTAACAGTCCATATCTTAAATTCTAACTCAGTCTTGTTCATGAAGTCCTTGTCGTAAGTCTTAATATAGAACAATGCCCGGTCTTGTGTGTTCTGCTGCCCAATGTTCATATCAAACCGGTTGGACGCAAACACTACGCGCGAGAATATTCGGTAGGTTCGCGCAGATTGGAACTTTTCGGAGCCGCCCATCCTATCCGCTCGGATCAGTTTCTTAATTTCGTCCGTGCTGGCCTCACTATAGAATTTGGCCTCGTCGATGAACACGAACATCTTGTTGATAAATGGCTCTACGGAGAATGTGCCTTCTAGTATCTTAGGGGAAGCTGACCCCCACTGGTTTTGGAATAGCTGCTCAAGGAACACGTTGCCGAAGAATGACTTGCCAACTCCCTGCCCGCCGATAAGAACTGGGGCAATCTGTTGCTTCTGGCCGGGGAATTGTACCGTCCAAGCTAACCATTGCCTAATCCAAGTAGCTTGCCTTTCATTGTCCTGAGTAAGGTACCTAAGTAGCTGATCCAGCATCCTATTACATTGGGCTAGTAAGTTCGGGTCGGGATTCTTAGTGGGTAGAATTGGCCATCCCCGCCACGTATTGAATACGGTCATAGTTCCGGGTTCGGAGTCTTGATCGTCGGGGACAACGTTGCCCGCTCGGGATAGACGGAAGATTGACCCCGGCTTGAAATCAGGGTACAAATCCCTTCCACCCACTCGCCTTCGTAGCGGCGACGATTCAAACAGCTTGAATACCGGCCTCATCTTTCCGGCTACTTCCATAAGATCATTTCGATGCCTTCGATCCAACTCGGCTCCGTCGTGAGTAAATCCCGACATTGTATAGAACCGGTCGCGGTCGATATATTTGTCATCTGTTTCGTCATAGATATATCGATCCGCCATCTGAGTGAGCGGCGAAACATCAACACCCGGCATAAAAACAGTACGAAGCGCGAGCATTGATTCGGTTCCAATGTCAGCTTCAAGTGCAGGCCAACCGGGGATTCGGGCGTCGGGGTTGTTTTCGAGCTTTTTGATCGCGTCACGGAATACTCTCTTTCTCATGTAGGCTTCTTTGTCGCCTAGTTCGCCGCACATAAAGTCAATCATAGATTCGGCTGTCTCAGGCGTTCCCACCGGGCAGTAAGTACCCCGCGACACACCCTCATTATTGTTGATGCCTTGGCTTTCGCGCACCAACCGCGCCAACCAACCGGCTACTTTGATGCCTAGATTCTGCCGGGTACCTTCGACCCAGAAGGGTTGTAGCACATACAGGAAGGTGCCGAACGCGATACCCGTTATTAGGGCAGAGAAATCTGTCTTGCGCGGAGTGGTGGCTGCTATTTCGCCTACTGAGATAGCTGCCTTCCCATCGTGGGTATACCAAACTGATATGTCGTATTCACCCGGATTGGTTTTGTGGATATAAATGCTTCCCGGCATCACGGTTTGACGGGCTTCCTTGATGGTATTTTGTGCGTCGGGCGGGAGCGGCCCCATAGAGCGAAGCTCACACTTATATCGCTTCCCATCCATCCTGAATTCGTTAGGTTCAAATTCCTTCATTACATCATAATTTATAAGGTCCGCTTCGCCTAGCTGCACCATTACATGGGACGGAACACCATTAGATAAGCGGCCAAATGAGAACCGTGTATCTATGTTTAGAAATTTGAATGCTCTAATTATGCATTGGTTATAGCGCGGGTCTTGTGCATCTATGTCTACGTCGAGCCAGCCAAACTGTAGGTTGAAACCTAAGTTCAGCGCCCGCATATCGGGGTTATCTATCCACTCCTGTAGATTGGTATCCCGGAATTTTTTCTTATGCCAGTCAGAAGCGAACGGATTCTTGCCTGACATTTGCAGGAAGACAGCACCTACCTGTATAAAGTTATTGTTTACTTGGGCTGTGATGGCGCGTTGCCGATTAATGATTTGTTCGTCCGCGTCGTTAAACGCGAATCCGCCCTTGACTATTTCCATCTATGATTCCCCAATTAGCCCCGCTGCGGCGAGGCTATTGTAGTATAGCACAGCCGGGGGCGGCTGTCAATATCTTAAGCGCTATTCAGGAACCGAATCATCCAGTTCCTCAAGTTCCTGCGCGTCCCCCGGTTCCAGTGGATCGATTGGTTCCAGAGTGCCCAAGTCATCGAAGTCGGTGCTTCCCCAACTGTCCATCCAATCCTGATAGCTAGAACCTTCGTCGGAGTCGTGCCATTTCTCGGACTTCCCATCATAGTGATCTTGCATCCTCTGTACGATGTTATCACGGAAGTCCCTCACGTTATGGAGAGTATTGTTATACGACGAGATTCTTTCGTTCAGTATGGCTATCGCCTCGTTTACTGCGATCGCTGCTTCTTCTATTACACCTGCTTCTCTAGTGAGAGTGGAAATCATCTCGTTCCGCTCGCCTAAATCCTTTTCAGAGAGTCTCTTCATTTCATGTTCCTTTCGGGGTGGAGTTTATTTAGATAGTTATCCAAGTCTCTAGCTGCCGCTTTCCTTTCCCTCCTTCTGTTCATTTCGTCTGCGCGTCTGCACTTTTCGGAGCAGTAATTCTTATTAGGATTCTTAGTAATGAATTGTACTCTGCACTTTGAACAATAAGGCTTTAAAGTTGGCCAGATATTTTTTCCTCTAGCAACTCGGGAATAAGGCATGTACGGCATCGTAAACTCCAATAATTTAACCACTGCCCGTGGGCTGTGGGGGCAGCAGCCCTACTACTAGCATATAGCCCCACACAGCCGCACCGCGTACCATACGCCGGGGCGCGGCTGTAGGCGCTGAGGGCGGCGGCTGCGCGCGGTCATAGGCGGCTGCTACGATTTTGACTTGAACTTGTGTTCAATGGACGCGACCCAATCTTCGCTTAGCTTGTACGATTCGGGGTACCAACCCGGTGGCATAAGTAGCACGCCGCCGTTATTTTTCAGGTGTTTAGTCAGCAGGTTGCGGCCAGTCATTCGCAGCCTACCTTGCCAGCCGCGCGTAGTTCTATCGTACCGCGCCAGCTTGATGCCATTCGCCTCGCATATTTCCTCGAATAGTTGTATATTTATACCTGCCTTATTGAGGCACAGGTTGTTCAGCAGAACAGCCAATTCGTCACCACAATGGGTGGGATGCCCTAGTTCTGAGTAGTTCGCGCGGTATCTGCTCGTTACTACCGACCCTTTCGCGGGCGGGGATTCGGATAGGTCAGCCGCGTCGTCCCATTCCTTGTTCCAGCGTGCGAATTCCTCGCTTTCTTCTGGATAGGGGCAATCCCCTGCGGGAACTCCATCCTTGAAGGCTATCGCCCCATTGATGTGAACTCCGCCTATGTGAGTAAGCTCGTCTATCTTATCCTCTACAGGTTCGTCCATCGACACCCACCTTTCCTCACGGGCTTCTAAAGTAGCCCAAATATCAGAGGGTAAAGTGGGGCAGCCTGTTAGCATTGTGTTGTGGTTGAACAGAGTTACCATATCATCTTTGTGGTTAGTAACTATTCTGAAATCTGGATTGAACTGGATGATATTCTGGACGGCGCGCATTTCTTCCAGTGCTGAATTTACTGAAGTTGCGAATAACTCAACGGCTCGTTGGGGCCAGAATATGCGGTATTTGTTCCCCGATACACTTATGTGGCACCCCATTTGCATGGCTTGTTTGGCCTTCGTGTGGTGTATATTCATACGGCTACCTCCTGAAAGCCCATTTTAACACGCCGCGTCCCGGCTGTCAAGATATATAAGTATAGAAAAAGGCCGGGGTGGACCGTGACTTAGGAGGCAGAACCCCGGCCTCCCACCACCCTTAGTTGTCGAGCAACTTCAGGGTTTTAGTCTCGCCTTCGAAGGTTGCTTGCAACCGCAAGACACCATCGTTGACCGAGACTGGTGTTCCAACGCGAGCCCAACCAGCGGGGCAGAACGTGCCCGTTACAATTGAACTGCCGTAACCATCGAACGTCCAAGACTGTGGCTTGTCCGAGGGGTTAGTAATGACGGACGACAGAACTACTGTCGTTCGAGTGGTCGCCCGACGAAACTGTCGAACGGTGGTGGTTCCGATCCTCCTGCAGTTGGTAATCCAAGTCCGGGAGCGTTGAGTCGTGAAGTTCACGCTCTCCGCTGCTTCAAGGGTAGCAACAACCGCGCTGCCGAACAAGGCCGTTAGGTCTTGTTTATCGGCGGTGCCGGTGCCAGATAGTATATCGAACTCAACTGCCGCTGATGCAGGACTGACAAGCATTGCCAATACTGAGGCGGTCATCAACATCTTCTTCATCGTCGTTGCCTCCTTGGTGCAGAAGCGCTGCACCGTCGCTCTCAGCCTTTTGGCTGAATTACTGGATCGAGCATTTCTTTATCGTATATCTCTTCGAGCGCGTTATTGTAACAGGCTTGGCTAGTCTTCAAAGATTCGCCCCTTGGCGAACATAACCACCTATCGGGGGAGTCGCCATCCAAATCCTGATAATACCAACCCGCTATTTGAATATCACTATCGGGTTCGCGCCACTGAATTACGACACGGTGGTCGTAATCACACATGGGGCTGCGCATTTTATGGATACCAGCTTTAGTTTTAGCGTGTTTATTATTTATTGGTTCGCTCTCCTTATTAGCTGCGGTGAAAGCTATTGCTTTCTCAACTAATTCAGGTCTGAGATACTTTTCTTCGAACCTGTCCCTTCCTAGGCCGATTTCTTCTTGCTTAACATTCTTATAGTGCGGCGAATTGGCGGTGCAAATATGCGTTACGGTTCGCCTATCGATGGCGTACATTTTAGCAAGAACTTCGCGCGAAGTTCTATTCCTATGTAGAGCCAATATTTCGCACCTACTAGCAAAGCTAAGTTTGGGTGCGAATTTGTTGGGCCGATTATTATTAAGGTGGAGGAGCGCCAAGCGCTCCTCCATTGTTATATTCGGGGTATTGGAGTATATGGTAAACAACTGATCAACAGTTGCATCACCATTTAGCCCTGCCTTGGAAACCATAGTTTCGATGGTTGTCCGCTTGTCAGGTTCTAGGTAGTGGAGTGCCTCACTTACCTTCATTCTAGCCTCCTTGTTTTATTGCGATCCACCTGCTTGTCCAGCGATACATGCTCGCCGTCATTGTAACCGGAGCGGAATGAACCGAGCGATCGGCGCTCTTCCTCAGCGGTTGGTTTGCGCGGACGGCTATTTCTGGACCACTTTTTCATCCGCTCGTCGTACTCTTTGCGCTCCTTAGCCTTGCGGGCTGCGGCTTCTTCGGGGTGGGCCGCGTCCCACTCTTCTTGTTTGCGCAGTAGTTCGTTAGCCTCGCGGTCGGCTGCTTCTTGTCTCGCCTCGCGTTCCATCCGCAGTTTAGCGGAGGTTCCGGGAGCCCGACCGAGGATGAAGTCCGTATTTAGGTCCTCTTCGGTGGAGATAACGTCCGCGAGAACTAGTGCATTTTCAGTGGCGTAACCGTTACCGGCTGCTTTCCTCTTCTCGCTTTTCTCCCTATCCTCACGCAGCCGCTCTTCGCGGATGCGCCACATTCGGTTGGTGATTCTGGTTGCCATCCCTTCCCGGTAGGCGATGGCTTCCTTTATGAACACCGATCTTCCCGGCCTGTGAGCTTTCACCCAATCTTGGGCCATCCGTTCGATGGTATCTTGGAGGTATTGGGCCATGATGGTGGAACTAATCACGTTGACCTTCGACCCGATTAGCTGGTGCTCGTAACTAGAGCCAGCTTGAAGGCCCCGGTAGTAGGAATAACGGCAAAAATTGAGCATCGCCGTCATGTTCCACAGGTCGCGTTGCCACTTATACAACCCGCCCCGCAGGGTCTGCTTGTCGCGGGGTGCGAATGAGTCGGTCTTTTTCCCGATCACCGCCATATCGAGGTTGTAAGCCTCGAGCAGTTCCCGCGCTTTGTTTGCGGCTGCTTCTGCTTGATGCTCGTTGTCGTTGTTCTGAGACAGAGCAAGGAGCTTGCGCACCTTTGCAATTACCGCCTCAGTCTGAGCGTCGAATGAGTGTCCTTGGGTGTACATTACTCGTCCTCCCCTTTGGGGAACATCTTTGCCCATTGAGCAGGAGTAATGCCCGTCATTAAGAACTCGCGGTCGTCGGCGCTCATGTTGGGGAACGCATTTTGGACCAGATCGCCCCGAGTGAACATCCATGTGGCAATGTCCATCGGGGAGTATTCCTTGGTAGCAATACGGTGGGTTGTGATTTGACCGTACATATTCGGTCGAGTAACGTAGATGTTCCCGTCCGCGTCCGTTGTAACGGACCTTGCGTGGTCGATTATTATATTCATGGCTTGGTTCTCCGTTGTGGGACTATCCCCACACCGTATCCTACCATGCGCGGCGGGTACTGTCAACCTCATTTTCGGCACCGCCATTGTTTGCGACTCACCCATACTTTTCGCATCTTGTGTTTAGTGCAAATGTCTTCCACCTTGTCTGGTTTAACAGCTACCTTCGTTGGTGGCGATGGTTCGTGCCAAACAATGTAACTAGGAAGTTCGAACCATGACACTTGTAACCACATAGGTTGTTCCCAAGGTTCTAACTCTATTCGCGGCATCGGTACAGGTTTAATTCGCTGTACCGATGCCGTTCGTGGGCCAATATCCTTCAATTTATCAGCCTTATTCGTACTCGCCTTCGCGGGCGGGTGTGTTCCGAGCGAGGCGATCATTACGAGCGCCAATACTACCAATACGATACCGATCAGAATCGCTATCAGGAGTTCCTTCCTCATGGGGAGCTTCTGTGATAAGTGGCGCGGCAGGGATAACGAAAGTGCGTAGCATCGCTTGAAAACTGGCGAATAATGTCTCATATTTCGCTCTCTCCGCTACGGCTTGGTCACGAACGAGTTGCATAGAAGCGACGCGGCTCTCCATGTTGTTAATTTGAGCCACCTGTGCTTCCGTCACCACCTTAAGGGACGCAATATCATTCTTGCACTTAGCCAATTCCTTAGCTAGAGTATCTCTTTCATCAGCCACCATTTGGTAATGAACGAGACCCGCTTCTACTGCCGCTTTGCGGTCTTCTCTTAGTCCGTTATTATTAGCCATTCGTCAACTCTCCTCTATTGGCTCGTCTGCTTGGTAATTTGGATCAGTAAGAACCTCTGGCCGGTATCTGGCCATAACCTTCTTGTGACACTTTACACACGTTCGCGCCAGCGGGATGTTTCTCGCATCGTATTGCCAAGCTGAGCGATAACCGCTACCGCATGAACAAATAACATGACTACGATCACGTGAGCTTATCACTGACGCCATTTTATTTCTCCGCTTTCTCCATGGTTACTTTGATACGATCGCCCACTTGGAATTCGGGCGGGTCAAATCCCACGAATAGAGCTTCGTGGGAACCCTCCAATAACATGTAGAATCCTTTGTCTACTTCACGGAATTTTGCATTCTCACCTGTCCCTTCTTTATACACGCGCGACATGCGCCTTTCTATCAACTTCACTTTGGAATAGAAAGCTATCTTAGCCATAGCGATTCCCAAAATAAGAGCCCGGTGAGGTAAAACGGAGAGTAAAACCCCACCGGGCCGACTAGGCAGCTCTACCGTCCAAGCTTTGCTGCCCAGCCTATTGTAATTCCAGTACCTCAAGCATAAAGTCTAAGTGATCCACACTCAACAAATCGCCCTTTGGCACAGTTACCACTGGCATGTTCCTAAGCCAATCAGGGCTACTTCCAACCCATCCTGTGTGCGTAATCGACTGTTCGAACTCGTCTTGGGTGACTTCGGCTAACACGGCAGCAAACACATGGTCTACATTCTCCATGAGCCGGATCACTTTCATGCCCATCAGGGATGGCCGCACTGAGTATTGGTCGAATCTGAGTGCGTCTTCTATTCCCATTAGTCGTCCCTCCTATCAGCGTCGGCTCCAACCGTGAGAATAGCAGCAAGGCCAAAACCAAGAGCAGCACCTAACGGAACGAGCAACAAACACCAATGCCAAGTCATTTGCGTTTCACTCCCCCTGCTTTCTGGAATATTTCCTCACGCTCGTCTTCTGTCAACGTGGGCCAGAGTTTGTTGATCCGATCCCACAGTTCGTCCATGGTCCAAGGCTTGTGCTTGTATTCACGTCTAGCTATCCACGCCTTCATCACGGTTACTTCATTACTCACGCCATTGCGGAGAAATCTAGGTAAAGGCTTAGTATAACCTAGCGGTCGTCCACGTTTTTTCTTGGCCATTTTACTTGCCTTTGCCGTTGACGATTTTCAATTGCATCCCGGCTCCGCGAAGAGCCGCGTTCATAGTCGATGCGTAAGTGCGCTTGGACTTGCGCTTCTTCCAGTTATAGAAAGTGGTGGTCGATACGCCAGAATCCTTAGATAACTGGCCGAATTTGGTCCCGGTGTCCTCAATTTTCTCGATCGCCTCCGTTAGGAGTGGGTCTTGCCCGCGAAAGAAGTAGGTCTTGTACGGTTTTGCCATCACGCCACCTTACGTGGTTGCTTCATCCATACCCCCCGCTCTTTCAATTTGATCCGCTTTTCCTTCTTCCATCGTTGCAGGTAGGAATTGGCGCTACCAACGGGGGTCCCGATAGCTACTAATTGCGCCTTGAACTCCTGCACGGTGAACGGGGTCGGCATTTTGTCGAGAATGGCGTAGGCCGCCTCTAACTTCGACCCAACAATAGCCTTGCCGCCCTTTTCCCTATTAATCACGGGCTGTGGGCTGTTGGGCATTTCGACGCCCTTGATTCTAGCTAGAGCGTGGAGGACTTCGCCTAGCGACTTGTCTTCGATGAAACACTCAATGCGGAATGTCATGGCTTTTTCCCCATCATTTCTGCTATAATGTCAGCGGCGGGACCTGTAACTAGCATGTAATTGCAGCCCCGCTCTTTGATGTTAGTTACAGTGTTACACTTGTCGCAGGTACCTTCAACATGGAATACGTTGGCATCAGGCATCGTTAGGCGTTGACCGCAGCCGTGGCAAGTGAATTTCTGATATACCGTGGCTCCACTGGTGATCAATTCCTCAGCCTTCTTAACCACATCGTCCCAAGGGAAGTCTCTCGGTGGGTTGCTCATGGTTCGATCTCCTCCACGCTGGTGAAGACTTGGGTTCGCAAGGCTTTTAGCGCATTGAGGCAGCGAGCTTGGTGCGACGGTCCCATAACAATCTCGTACTCCGCCACGTCGTCTTCGTTGTACCCGACAATGTGAACGTGGTTATCGGGACAGCAGAAAAACCGGCACTTGAACGCCTGTCCGTAAAGTGTGGGTCGTGCTTCACTCCTTGGCATTAGTTTTCTCCGTTGCTAACCCATATAACTAGGGCGATTAGTGCTATCCCATATAGAATAGCTGATGGATGGTCGATAAGGAACTTGGCGGTGAGTAAGTACACCGGCCACATTATGATCCAGTAGCACCACCTAGTTGCTGTCATTGGATGTTCTCCGATCCGGGTTCTTCCGCCCTGACCTTCTCGATAGCTGCTCTTACGTAGGGGGATCGGTCGAATTCCAGATGGCTGGCCCACTGAATGTGGCCAACGACCCATGCCCTTGCGGGTGGGTCTAAGTCGCCGTATTCGGTGTCTAGGACTTCATAGACACGCATAATCGCTCTGATTACTCTGAGCGGGTCGGTTGCAGGATACTTCCTGCCCTCTTCTTCTGCCATTGGTTCTCTCCGTTATATTGCCACGTGCCGTGGCACATCCACCCTAGCACAGCCGAGCCTTGCTGTCAAGGTATGCTTCACATCTTCCGGGAATAGTAAGTACTTCGCTAGCGGGAATACGTAAAGGGGGTTGACAGCCAACGAGCGATGTGCTATAGTTAAGCATGGCTCGATCCACGAGCCGAAAAGGAGAGTAAGATGGCGAAACGTGGTAAAAAGTCGAAGGCAGAAGAGCAGGCTGAATTGGGGCGCAAAATGCGTGAGCAGGAAGCGGCGACCGAAGTGATCGAAGTGCCAGAGGCCGTAGTTCCGGCTAGTCTGGTGGCGGAAGATCAGGCGGTGGAAGCCGAGCAGGACGCTGCGGACACGGCAGCGAACACGGCTGAGGATGCGGCGGAAGCTGAGGTTGAGGAAGATAACAAGAAGGCGAATTCCGTGGTGGCGGTGAAGTTCAAGGAAAAGTACCTCGCCAACGCGCGGGAGAAGGGAATCCCCGGAAAGGCAGCCAAGCGGTCGAATTGGGACTGGCTGGCTGAAAACCTCGCCAAGCTCTGCCTCGACGAAAAGCACAAAATCTCCATCGGCAAGTTCAAGGAGATTCTGGATGCGAACGGCGTGGACCACTCGAAGTGGACCAACCAGAACAAGGGTTGGGAAGGTCGGTTCAGAATGACGGGCCGGGTCGCGCTGCAGAAGGTGGTGGCCAACAATGGGGTGATGAAGACAGCAGAAGGGGACCTTACCCCACCGGCTGAGTTCATCGCTCGCTTCAAGACCAAGGAGTAAGGCGGAACAGGGGCAGCGCAAGCTGCCCCTTTTCTGTATCCATCGCAGAAACTGGGGTTGACAGCCAACACGCGGCGTGGTAGACTTGGGAGTCAACAATGGAGAGAGCAAATGGCAGACCAAGTGGAAATGCGACTGACGTTCATCAAGTCGACCCCCGGCACGCATGTTTACGGGACCAACGATAACGACGCGCCGACGCGGCAAATATACCTGTCGAAGTCCTGCGCGTTGTTCGCAACGTCCAAGCCGGATTACATCACGGTCGTAATCAAGGCGGGGGTGTGAAAGCCCCCCGCATTATAGTCGAGTTCGGCCCCACCGGGTGCAAGTGGCATTCGGTGGGGTGGGGCCACGACAAGAAGTTGATGGCCGAGGCTAAGAAGGCAATCAACGAGGGCGACACCCCAAGCGAGGTGATTCGCCTCCTTGGCATAGCTGGATTTACAGTGGTACACATAATGGGAGGGCAAGATGGGAATGGACCTAATAGCAAAGAGCGGTAAGACGCTGCATTACAACATTTCGGGCTGGCGCGGAATCCGTGAAATGGTAGTCAAGCATTTCCCACTCATGGACTTACCAGTGATGAACGATGGTGAGGAAATCCCCGCGCGGGACTGTATTCGGATCGGCGGGGCCATCGAATACAACGCCGACTGGTATAATCACGAATACGGCGGGGGCGGGTATGGCGATAAGCCCGCAGCCGAACACGCCGAGTTCTGGAAGATGAGTAATGGGGTGGAAGTATGGTAATACTGCCGCGATGTAAGGAGTGCAAGGAGTTCTTCGCTAGGTTTCGGCACAACCCGGCAGGAGAATGTGACTGCCCTAAATGTCAAGGGCTGTGCGAATGCGACCTGCCTGTGAAGGATAGGGAAGGGGGCGAATGGGACCCCGATCCTATACTGTTCCAACCCCCCCTGAGGAGTAAAGAATGATAATGCGAAGAGTGAGAGACGGTTCGTCCTACCTTTATCAGGTTGGTTCGATCCAATATTTCAGAGTAGACGGGCCTGCCTTCGAGCCGGTAGCCGAATTTGGAACACTAATGGAAGCCGCGCAGCTTCTAAACTACATAAATGGAGGCCACGCGCTAAACCTAAAGTTATAGACACTTCACGTTCAGCTGCGGAAAGAGACATTGACAGCGCCCCCGCGCTGTGTTAAAATTGTGGATAGACAATGGAGAGCAGAATGCGCAAGCCACGACCAATCCGACCGAACCCCCTTTTCGAACTCTGGCGGGCCGACGAAGCAGCCGAATGCCTCGAACTCCCGAACGAAGTGTATAACAAGCTGTGGACCGTAATCGTGCCGCTGCAGGGCGAAGTCATCGCGAATGACGGTTCGTGGTGCCTCAAGAAGTACTGGAGCAAGCTCACGCTCCGGGAGCAAATCGAGCTGAACATCGCAGCGGTGAAACACCAGAAGGAGGTAGAACGCCTATGATAAAGTCACCATTCTCGTGCCCCGAAGAGGAGCGGGACTGTAAGGCCATGATTGAAGAGATCAAGGAAATAAAGTGCGTCGCATTCGATGCTATGCGTTCGGTCGCACGAATGTCGGAGGAAGAACTTAAATGGTCGGGGCACCGCAAGGGCAACGCCGAGGCCGTTCTGTCCACCCTGAACAAGGCCCTTAGCGACATAGAAAAAGAGTCCAAAAAGTTCCTATCCAAGTGGCCAGACAAATAGTTCATGTTCCGGTTGCGAAAGACACATTGACACGACGCGCGGCGCGTGTTAGACTGGTGGTGTAGTCGCAACAGGAGAGCAAAATGGAGAATATCGTCAATTACGACCAGTACTTCCAAGTGGTGGCCGAAATCTGGGGGGCCTTCAATGAGGGCCGAATATCCGGGCAGAAGCGCGATCAGCTTCTGAGCCCGTATCGCAAGCAGCTGGAATCGCTGGTTCCGTCGCCGTTCGCGCGTGGTCCCAATACGTTCGCATAGTCGGCGCGGGGCGGGGCTTTCGGGCTCCGCCCCGGCTGTATTAAGAAACGCTTCTGTGGGGGGTTGGGGGGCTATTCGCCCCCCTCCTTGTCCATGTAGGAAACGACGGTTGTTCCCTCGTCGCCGTCCTCGTAGTAAACGAGGTTCGAAATCCCGTTTTCCACTGGCTCGGTGTCTTGCTCCCCGCGCCTGCTCTTCGCCCATCGCACGAAAGCGGGCGTCACGTTCGCCGTGACCAAGGCGCTGTCCCGGTCTTCGGGGAGGATCGAAACGAACTCGATTTCGTCCGTGTCCGGGGCTCCCATTTCTTTGAGTTCGTCCCGCTCGATCTTCCGTAGTTCGGGGCTGTCCTGCAAGTAGAAGCCCTCGTCGTCTGTTGCTTCACTGACTTGAAGCCACGCGAAGTCGTATGCCTTACTCATTTGCCACTCCTTCCTTCATGAGAATGACGCCGAACGCGTCCTCGCCCAATTCGCTCTCCCGGTAGCCTTCGGGACATTCGCCGCCGTACCGAAGTTTGTAAACACCGGGGGCTCCGTGGTTTGTGTCTTCGGGGTTGTCTGGAACGTGGTGAACCCACAGCGGAACGGGCCGGTCGCCGTCTTCCCCGTATTCCAAGTCCGTTCCGTCCTCGATTTCCAGCTCGCTTTCGAGGGTCGCCGCGCCTAGGAAGTCCTCCTTTGCTATTTCGAGGCCCTCCACTTTCTTCTCTTCCTCGTCCAACCAGAAGGTCGAGGCGTACTTCTTGTAGGCTTCGTCCTTGGTGGGGGCCACGACGAACGACGCGCCGCCGCGACTATCGTAATGCCCAAATAAGAACCCCTGTAGCTTCGTCATCTTGCTCTCCTATTCGACTGGTTGCACGTGTAGAATGTAGCCTTCGTCTTCGAACGAAAGGGGCGGCTCGACTTCGTATCCTGCCGCCTTCGCCCTTGCGCTCTCCTCTTCGTAGGCGCGAAGGTGCGCCGCGCGGACCTTCGCTATGGCTTCGTCCTCCGTCGCCCCGACGCCGAAGTAGCCGAGGCCGCTTTCGGGGATCAGGTGGGAATCGTCTGTGTGGACCAAATAAGCAACGAAGGTCATTTGCGCTCTCCTTCGATTTTGCGCGTGAGTTCCTCGCGCACCGCGCGAATGTGGCGAAGCACGCTCTTGGAAAAGTCGGGCGGCGCGACGTCTTCCAAGCACGACAGGAAGTCGCGGATGGCTTCCGCCTCTTGTCTGGATATTTCTATCGGCATTTTTCTCTCCATTCTGGCCGTGCGGCTTGCACGGTCCCGCATTGTAACACGGCGCGGCGCTGTCGTCAAGTACTCTTTCGCGGCGAGGCAGCGAATTGGTTCGGTTTACTTATGCGTACATCCTAACACTTTGTACACTATACTTCTCTCTTCTTGGGGGGAAAAGTACACGGGGGGAGAGGGAGGGGGTTACAATGTCGTGGGCTGTGTGTACACAAACGGGGGGCCGGGGCGCGGCTGCGCGAAAGGTGTACGGTGGACGAGGAGGCAGGGGGTACGAAACGTCTCTCGTCGCGCGCCGCTTATGGCTTAGGCGTTCGAAGTGTGCGGTTGGTTATAAGCGATTGGGCTACTACGAAGGCGAAACGCTTCGTCGTTGCGAAAATGTTCGAGGGTAGCACGCCGCGCGCCGTTTGTCAAGTATAGTTTCGACGCGCGTGGCGAATCGATTCGCCGTGCGTTAGGCGTTTCGCCTGTGCATAAGTTAGAAGCGCCTCGCGACGTAGAAGCGTTTCGCCTGTCTGTATAATTTCAAAATTAAGGCATAGTTGGACTCCGGTCCCTTTGGTGTGGGACGAAACCCTTATCCGATCAGGAGAGGAGGGCGGGCCTTGCGGCCCGCCCCGTCTTCGCTAGTGGGCGTGCTTCGCCACCCATTCGGCGGGGGCTTCGAGCTCCTCGCCGTCCGGGGTCTTCAGCACCCCGGCCTCCGCCACCACTCGCTGAAGGGCGAGGCGGCCCGTCATCCGAAGGCGGCCTTCCCAGCCCTTGGACCGATTCGTCCAGCGGCTGTGGTCGACTCCGTTCGCGTCCAGCAGGGCGAGGAAGCGCTCCACGTCCAGCCGGTCTTTCGCCCCGAGGCATTCGCCCGCGATGGTCTGGGCGAGCCAGTCCCAAGCGCTCCGCTGTGCGGCCTTGCGCTTGTTCCCGGCCTCGACGGCCCGCGCCGCGTACCGGCGCTTGTACAGCGTCTTCACGACGCTGTTCTTTTTCGCGTTGTCCGCCTCGACTTCGGGGTGGACGGCCACGGGCTCGACCGCGACAGCGGCTTCGACCGGGGCTTCGACGAGCGCGGCTTCGACCGCGCGCTTGCTTCGACGAGACATTGTCTCTCTCCGTTGCGGTGGCGAGGGCGGGGCGAGAGCCCCGGCGCGGCGAGGGCCACCAGCCCCGCCTCGCACCAACAGTAGAGCACGCCGCGTTGCGCGCGACAATGCGACACGGTGTCGCAGTATCGGCGGTTGCACAACCGCTTCGCAGGTTGTGCAACCGCGAGTTGCAGCGAAACCCCCCGCTTATCGACGCCGAAGGCGTCGATAAGCGGGGACCCACATAGAACCTGAACGTTTCAAAGCTGCGTATGGCCGTATAGGTCTTCCGTCCCTGCCTGAACATGCTCTTCTACACTTGACGAGCGCCTCACCATGTGCTACCCTTCCTAAATTCCAACCTATGGAGGAATTGGCTATGGCTGACAAACCCGACCCAAAAAAAGACGAGGGCGCAAAGAAAGACGCGGAATTGGCTGGTTCAGCCCCGCGCCCGTCGCAAGCCGCTCAATCAGCTGCTCCCGGCGCTTACGAAAATGTAAGGCGAACCGAGGACAGGAGTAAGGATGATTCGGCTGCGGCGAAGCGTCCCAAGCCCCGTCCGTACAAAGTGAGCGAACTTTCGGAGAACTTGGAAGTGGAAGCTCGCGGCACGTATGACAATCTCGTTGGGGAGTTGCTTCCGGGCGAGTCGGGCTGGTTGCCATTGGATGCAGTTGGACAACCCGCTGGTCCAGCCGTAAGGGAACTTCCAGACCCATCCACTACCCGTTCGTGCCGCGTAATGGCGAACGGTGTAGACCAGCCCGGTGATATTCTGGTGACGAACACAGGTGCACCGATTACGCCGGTGATGCAGCCCAACACGGATGTTCTCCCATGGGCAGCCCCTCCGGAAATCCCCGTCGCGCGCACAAGTCAGAATCAAAGAGATCGGGAAGAGGACCGGCAGCGTCAAAAGGAGCGTGAGGAAGGGCGCGACCGCGCTCGTGAAAGCGCACAACAGAGTGGAATGTCGAGATAGGCTACCTTGTAGAGCCCTCTCTGGGTAGCTGAACCCAACGCGCATAAATGCCCCCGCGAGCACGGTGCGCGTTGGGACTTATTAATTGGGTTACGTGATGGAAGACAGAGACGACATACCTAGTGATCTGGTGGCACTTCCCACTATGCCGTATTCCGAACGGCCATTGGAACTGCCACTGGACGTGGAAGAATGCAGAACTGCTATTTGGATGGCCGCTGGAAACGTTACAGAAGCGGCGAAGCTACTCAAGATAACTTCCATACGGCTAAGAAACTTTGTCAAGAAGTCGCCTTACCTATCTGCAGAGGTACAAGAAGCTGCTGATAGGTTAGTCGATATAGCAGAATCAAATGTCAAAGAGGCTCTGACGGACGAATTGGACCCTTCTCGGCGCGACACCATGAGTCGATACGTCCTGAGTAATATCGGGAAGCATCGCGGGTGGGGTACGGGAAGCCCCAATGTGAACGTGAGAAATTCGGCGGGTGGAACGATAATTGTCCAATGGGCAGACGGGACTTCTTTCGGACGTGACGAATCAAAAGATATAGAGGGAGAGGTTATAGAAGATGGATCAGAATCAAAAGTCGCATGACGGGTATTCATTGGGCGCGCGTCGTGTCCGTGAGAGCTTCAACCCATCCCAAGATTCGTTGGTAGATAAGTTTAAGCGATATACCGCTGACCTGATCGACTTATGTGAAGAACACAAAAGTCATGATCCAAGGCTGGCGGCATTGGCTCAGACCGCCTACGAAGAAGCAGCGATGTGGGCGGTGAAGTTGGTGACGACGGAGAAGAAATGAATCTCGCGAACTTCATCCCCGTCCTGATAACTTTACACACGGTGTCGGGGATACCAGTAGAGGTTAATACGGAATTGATTACGCACATGCGTAGTCCAGATAAAACTAATAAGGCTTTTGTTGAAGGCGTCAAGTGTATGATAAACATGGCAGACGGGAAATTTGTGACGGTGAGGGAAACGTGCGACAGTATTCGCCGCGCAATTAGGGGAGAAGGTCAGCCTTAAGGAGGCTTCTATGCTGGAAATGGCGATTGGAGTACTCTGGTTCCTCATAGGCGTTATTATACTGGCGGGGATAGTCTACTTAGCTATTTGGGTGATCGAGAGCTTCATCTATCCCATCCCGGAGAGGGTGAAGCAAGGCATCTGGGTGGTGGTACTTCTACTAGCGCTTATAGCGCTGATTACAATACTAGCGGGCGGGGGAGCCGGAAATCTAAGGTCCCCCTTTCGCTGAGGAGAGTCTAATAGGCCCGTTGTCGCCAGTTCCACCGGGGCCGCCGTCAATCTGTGTGGAGTGCTAATGAAGAAACTGAAAAGAATGGTGTGCATCTTCTTTGGGCACAGTTGGAAGTACTTTAAGGGCAAATACGTATGTATGCGTTGCGGCGAATTAAAGAAAGATAGTCTGCCGTGAGTTGGTACTTAGCAAGGAGCCTTGAGACGTTCCGAACTCAGATCAACGAGAAGTACCCTAATCGTGATAAAGCATCCGACGGAACAATTGGCGACGAATCTCATTCGCACACCGACTCTGATCATAACCCGAATGATTACGGCGCGGTCTGCGCGATCGATATAACCCACGACCCATATAATGGCCCAGATTGCATGGCGCTAGCCGAGAGGATTCGACAAGCCGACGACCCCAGAACAGCGTACATCATCTGGAATAAGCAGATTTCTAACCCGGACATAGAGAATTGGGCGTGGCGACCTTACACCGGGAAGAACCCCCATACGAGCCATTTGCACCACTCAGTTAGGCAGCAGAAGGAGTTGTTCGACGATCCTTCTGTGTGGGGCGGAGTTGTTCCAGTTCCGATGGAAGGCAAACCCGCACCGCCGATGCCGAGGCTGGAAATCGGTATGGTTGGGGATTCTGTTAAGGTTCTCCAAATATTCCTTGGGATCGAACCTGATGGGGTGTTTGGGAGAGTAACCGAAGAGGAAGTGCTCGCTTTCCAAGACAATAACGGCCTAGTCGATGATGGAGTCGTTGGGGTTTATACTTGGCAAGTGTTAATAGAACAATGGGGAGTTGAGTAAGTGGAGGCTGCTCTAAAAGAAGAAGTACCGCGGGTTACAATACCCTATACGCCGCGCGAGCACTTCAAAGCGTTGCACGCCTCCCCGAAGCGATGGAATTTCGTGGTCGCGCACAGGCGCGCGGGAAAAACGGTCGCGCTGTGTAACCAAACCATTCGCAAGGCCCTAGAGAACCCGAGACCGTTCCCGCCGCCAAGGTACGGCTATATCGGACCTACCTTTGCTCAGGCTAAGGATTTGGTGTGGGGTTACTTTAAACATTACACGTCGGTACTGCCGAATGTGAAAGTAGTAGAAGGGGACTTGCAGATCATCCTGTCGAACGGCGCGATGATAAATCTATACGGGGGAAGTGCGGCCTATGAGCGAATGCGTGGATTGTACTTTGATGGAGTCGTTGCTGACGAATACCCCCTTCTTAATCCTAGTATGCTTGGTTCTGTTATCCGCCCTTGTTTGGCAGATTATCAGGGGTGGGCGGTCATAAGTGGAACGTCCAACGGGGATGACCATTTCCATGAGCTAAAGAAGCGCGCGGAGCACGATACTGGTAGTTGGGGTATATTCGACATACCGGTGGACCAGACCGACGCGTTGGACCCGGATGAAGTCGCAGAAATGCGGAAGGATATGACGGCGGACGAGTTCGCCCGCGAAATGATGTGCTCATTCGATGCGCCGATCGAAGGCAGCTATTACGGCGAAGTGATGAACGAAATCCAGATGGCGGGGCAGATTACTGGTGTTCCGTATGACCCCAATTCGCTAGTCTGGACCGAGTGGGACTTAGGTATCGATGACGAAATGGTGATCTGGTTCGGGCAGCGTTGCGGCAGGGAAATCCACTACATCGATTACTACGCTAACACGGGCAAGGGTCTGGACCATTACGTGGCGCAAATCAAGTCCAAGCCATATGCTTACGGCTGCCACATACTTCCCCATGATATCAAGGCGCGGGAATTGGGTACGGGCGTTAGCCGAAAGGATGTGCTGGAACAGATGCTGCCAAATTTGTTCGTCTGTCCGGACCACAAGGTGGAAGACGGGATTAGCGCGACACGCGCTTCGCTGCGTAGATCGTGGTTCGATAAGGTCCGATGCGAGCCGGGGATAATGGCGCTACGTAACTACCACAAGTCAGGCACAGGAAAGCCCCTCCACAATTGGGCTTCCCATGCTGCCGATGCCAAGCGGATAGGTTGCGTGGCGTACAACATGATTCAATCAATGATCGGTGGCTCTAATGTGATAGGTATCGGAGAAGGGCCGCTTAGGAGAAATCTAGCGCGAATGGGTAGCGGAATGCCAAGGAGAATCCGATGAATATTCCTGGAATGCCATTAGGTATGGACCCGGAAGCTCTAGACCCCGCAGCCCTCGAAAGTATATTCGGAAATAGCCCTGTGGGCGGTTTGGCCGACGCGGTGGTTCCGGAAGAAGCTGATAGTGAGGAAGACTATCAGGCGGTTGTTACTAAGATGATCGACGATGCGAAATCGTTTGAAGAGAGCGTCCTTGGACCTAATCGCGAGGATAACTTAGAGTATTTCTACGGCGAAATTCCTGCTCCGGAGGGCGACGGAAAATCCAAAGCGGTGTCCACGGACTTCCGTGATACTGTTATGGCCATTCTACCATCCCTTATACGTATCTTCACATCATCTGAAAATACTGTGAACTGCAAGCCGAATAGTAAGGGCCAGGAAGAAATGGCTCGGCAATGCACGGACTACCTCAACTATGTATTTTGGGAGGATAATCCGGGCTTCTTGATACTCCACGATATTATCAAGGATGCTCTGCGGTGCAAGACGGGCGTCGTAAGGTGGGAGACTGATAACGATGAAGAGGTAACGGAGGAAGAATACTCTAATATTACCCCCGAACAAGTCCAAATGTTGGTCAGTGAGAATCCAAGCCTCAAAGTGCTGGATCAACAAATGGACCCCATGATGCCAGAGGTTATTAAAAGCCTCCGGGTGCGCTTCGTTAAGTCGAAGCCCCTCCTCAGAATTATGTCGGTGCCTCTGGATGAATTCCGAATATCTCGGAAGGCCAAAGACGTGGATAATGCACCACTCATTGGGCATGATCAAATCGTTGACGTGTCCGAACTGGTCAAGGCGGGGTACGATCTAGAGTCATTGAAGGATTTCTTGGGCGCAACTCCGGATAGCGCGTCTTCGGACCGTATCTTTAGAAATAGCGGAATCGATGAAGGGGATATCTCTGATAACTGGTCCATTCGGTATGGATGTTATTATGTCAGGATCGATAAAGATGGGGATGGAATTTCGGAATTACGAAAAATCAAAACGGTCGGTGATCAGCACCTTATTCTTCATGACGAAGTTGTTGATTACGCTAATTTTGCTGTTTGGTGTCCTGATCCTGAACCTCATACTCTTGTTGGCGACACTCCCGCTGACTTGGTTAAAGATATACAAGTAATTAAAACCAACATGCTTCGGGGTTCGCTGGACTCCCTTGCACAGTCTATTTGGCCTAGGACGGTGTTCAACCAGACTATTACCAACGCGGACGACGTGTTGAACGACGAAATTGGTGCCCCAATTCGCACTACGGGTTCTCCGAACGATGCGGTAATGTCGATTAACCACAACTTCGTCGGCCAGCCCGTTTTCGCTATGTTCGAGGTAATGGAGCAACTTCGTCAATCAAGGACGGGCATTTCGGATGCGTCGAAGGGCATAGACCCAAGGGCGCTGCAATCCACGGCGGTTACAGGCGTCGACGCTATTGTTCAGGGTGCTCAAGAACGCATCGAACTATGCGCTCGCATTCTGGCGGAAACCGGAATGAAGCAGTTGTATAAGGGGATGCTACGCGAAATAGTCAAGCACCCTAATCAGGAGCGCACAATTCAGCTTAGGGGTGAATGGATAGATGTGAATCCATCTACATTTGACCCCACGATGCGTGTGTCGGTCAATCCAACCCTAGGGAAGGGTTCGGATATGACGCGGTTGATGGTTCTACAGGAAGTGAAGCAGACCCAGACAGCCATTATGACTCAATTTGGGGTGGAAAACCCCCTCTGCGGCGTACAAGAATTCCGAAATACCCTCACGGACATTTTGGCCATCGCCAATGTTAAGAACGTAAGCCGGTACTATCGCGATATCGACGCCGCGACTGTTCAGCGCATTGCGGAGACGCCTAAGGAGCCGGATGCGGCCACTCTTCTCGCTCAGTCGGCTATGGAGAAGAACCGGGTTCAGATGGCCACCGCAATATCCAAGTCCAACTACGAGGATCGGAAGCTGCGGGTGGATGACGATTTCCGCCGCGACCAGATGATAGTTAAGGGCATCTTGGATGCGGCGAAGATCGAAGCTCAATTCATGGTGGACGTGAACGAAGAAGAATTCCAGTCGGAGAATACCCCGGTTCTAAATCTAGAGGTTAACCCGCTTCCGGTTCCTAGTTACGCTCAAGAGTTAATGGGAAATGCCAATGCTCAACAGCCACAACCCGAACCAGCCCCCGAGCAGCCAATTGCCCCTGACGGAACACAAACGGCTGTCTGATTTCGAAGTGGACGAACGGGCGGCGGAAGCTCAGTCTATATTGGATAATTCTGTGTTTGTGGATGCTTTGGATGATGTATATTCCCGAGCACTAGGAACACTACTAAATGCCGATGTGGGTAGCTTGACAGCCAGCACAGCCCATGCTACCATGAAAGCCATTCGCGACGTACGAAGTCAGTTGGAACAGTACATAACTGACAAAAAGATGCGTACCAAGTTTAGTAAGGGGGATAGTAATGTCGGATGAAGGTATAGATAAAGCTGCTCAGGCGTTTGACGCCGTTATGAAGTCTGATGCTAAGGCCCCTACCAAGACTCCGAGCAATATCGATCGTTCCGAAGGCCCTCCCCAAGCTTTATTCAAGAATGTTGGAAATTTAGACCCCGACGCTGAGGCGAAGGGCGGCGGAGACGATGAACCTGATCCGGAGGAACTTATTTATGGCGATCCCAAAAAAGGTAAGGCCGATACAGGGGATGCTGGCGAAGGAGATGGATCAGATAGCGAAGGCGATGACGACGCCCCCGACGATGATGCTGAAAAGCCCGGTGATGACGACGCCGACAAAGAAGGGGCCGAAGAAGAAGAAGCTGTCCTCGCCCAAAAAGTTGAAGTTACCGTCGATGGGGAGCCTGTTGAAGTTTCCGTAAAGGAAGCTCTTGAGGGCTACATTCGTACTGAGACGTTCCACAGGCGAATGAACCAGTTGGACGAGGCGAAGAAGATAGTTCGCCGCGCCGCTGCCGATGCTGTTCAGAATTACGAATACTCCATGAACATCGGTAAGCAGATGGAAGCCCACATGGAGCAGATGATTCCCAAAGAGCCAAATTGGGATGAAGAATTCGCTAAGGACCCTGTTGCTGCGCGGAGGTTACAAGCGTACTACGAGAAGGCAAATGGTTTCCGTACGCAGTTACAGAGTCAGATGAAGGAAGTCGCCGCTAAGGCGAATGAGTCGCAGATGGCTCAGCTACAAGCCTTCGCTGAGGAAGAAGGCATGAAGTTCGAGTCCATGAATCGCAAACAGTGGTCGGACCCCAAGAGAAAGGCCAAGGACCTGCATTCGATGCGGAGAACTGGTCTAACGGCGGGATTCACCGAGGAGGAATTGTCGCAGGTATACGACAGTAGGATGCTTCAGGTTCTTTTGAAGGCATCTAAGTATGATCGAATGATGGCTGCTAAGCCCAAGCCAGTTGTTCGGCCACAAGGCAAGCCGATTACTCCGGGAGCGGGAAGCGCTAAGTCGCGAACGGCTCAAAGTGGGGTTACTTCGGCAATGAAGAGGCTCAACAAAACCGGCAGCATCGATGATGCCGCCGTAGTGTTCGACCAGATCATTGCAAGGAGATAACCATGGCCAAAGTTACGAGTGCCTTCACCACTTACGATGCGAAGGCGAACAGGGAAGACCTGTCGAATTCTATCTACAACATCGACCCCTTCGACACTCCTGTAATGTCGATGGCTCGCCGTCGGAACGCCAAAAACCGCACATTCGATTGGCAGACCGAATTTCTACCTACCGTCGATCCGAATAACGCTCAGATCGAAGGTTTTGAGCTTACCCGGATGGCGTCAACGCCAACCGCACGTCTTACCAACGTGACGCAGATTTCCAAGCGCGATGCGACCGTTTCCGGATCGCAGGAGGCTTCGGATGCGGCTGGTAAGGGCTCCGAAATGGGCCACCAGATGGCAATGTCGTCCAAGGTGCTCAAGTCCGATATGGAAGCAATTATGTCGGGACGACAAGCACGTGACGATGGTGCCGATGCAACGGCCCGTAAGACCGAAGCTATCGCTCACTGGCTCGGGCGAGCGGTTAACAAGGCGGGTGCTGTATCCACCACCGATCTTCTTGGTGGTGCGGTAGTTGGGGTGCACACTGGTCTTCCGACAACTGCAACGATGGCCTTCGCCGCTGTTGCAGGTGCTTCTCAAGTGGCGGTAACTGAGCAGATGCTCGGTGATGCCATGCAGAAGGCATACACCAACGGTGGCAAGCCCGACAATTGGGTCGTTCCACCGGGCATTAAGCGGACTGTCAGCACCTTCGAAGGTCGTGGCATTTCGCAGGTACTGGTTGGTAAGACCGAAGTGGTTGCAACGGTGGATATCATTGCCACCGATTTCGGTCGCGTCAAGGTGATGCCGTCGCTCTGGATACCTTCGGATATTGCCCTCCTGTTGGATTCAGACTTCGTTGCTGTCGCCTTCTTCCGTAATTTCCGTCAATTCCCGATTGCAAAGGTCGGTGATGCGGAAACTCGCCTCATCCTTTCGGAATGGGGCGTCGAGATGCGGAACCCGCTGGCGCACATTCTGTTCAACGGCGTCAAGCAAGGCGCTGTTATCTAGTTCGCCACCAGCCTGCTACTTAGCCCCCTTAACAGGGGGCTTTTTCTCTTCTATAGGGGAAGTACATGCCAAGCAAATCGGCTAAACAGCATCGCGCTATGGCAGCCGCCGCTTTCGGCAAGTCTAATATAGGTATCCCCAAGAAAGTAGGGAAAGAGTTCATAAAGGCCGACAAGCGCAAAAAGAAGAAAGTTATTAAATACAAGGGCACCGGAGGAATTTAGTGCCCAGACCATTTTGGGAACTTTTATTTGGAAACGGGGCGGAAATGCAGCCCCCCGTTCCGGGATTGATGAGTGGTGATAGTTTGCGTGCGGCTTCTGCTGAAACATTGCTGCCTACTTATGCACCTACAGCCAGAGAGGCGGCTGCAGAGTTAAGTGCTCAGCGCCTCAATAAGCCTGATCCGGCGAGCATGGCTTTTGAGTTGGCTGGTGGCCCGATGTTGGGTCGGGCCGTTAAGCCCGGTCTAACTTTAGCGAGCAAGCCTCCTCTAATTGGGGGTTATCGCGGAACCGGCGTCCCAGAGCAGTTGATAGACCCAAAGTTTGCAGACTTAGGTACCCATATGGCTGTAGACCCCGCTGTTGCGAATCTGCATGCTTTTATGGTGCGTGACAGTATTCCAATGAGTCAACTGAATCCAAGAGTTTCACCAGTTGTGGCTGATGTTAATAATGCTTTTAAGTTCCCGACAGACCCCCAGAATTGGAACGACCCTACTTCAGTAACGCTAGCATTATATAATTCTGCTAAGAGGGGAGCCCATATTCCTAAGGGTTTATTGGGGGATATTGAAAGGATAGAAGCACAGCCCGGTGGGTGGAACAAAAATTTCATACCTGCGATGCAGGAGAGGGGATTTGATGCCATTCATTACCCCCATCAAGTAATGGGACCTTTGGGTTCAAGGTATGGCAGGGAACCGGCTCCGGGTAATTATAGTTCATTCATGTTGTTTGATGATAAACAAATGTTGCCTAGGTTTTCAGAAGAGGGACAAGCTCTTATAAAGGAACGGGGCATAAAAGAGCCACTAAAGAAGGACCCTTGGGTGGATGAAGTATATAATTATCATTTACAGGGAAAAGTATCGCCTGTGGGGGATAGAACGAAGTACCCAAACCGTGAGGTATGGAAACCACCTAAGGGGATATTACAGCCTTATGATGAAATGGTACCGGGCAGGGGAATGCTATCTGAAATAGATAGGGTGGGCCAAGAAATGACAGATAAGATCATTGCGGAGCACATTAAAAAGCAAGGGTTTGAAGATGCATGGAGAGAAGCAAGGAAGGCTGCAGCGCTAAAAGCTAATCCTAATGCTTTCGATCCACATAATAGCACTTTCCAAGAAATTGAAGATGCTATAAAGGGTTTCACCATACGTGATCCTGCGGTTATGTCGGAATTTAATAGGCTGTCCTTGGAAAAGGCACGAGCAGGACAATGACGGAATATACGTCCCAACTTGACAGCGAATTCGGAGTGTGCTACCATGGCTGAGAAGAGGGTAGTTTACAGGGACGATGGCGCTGTAAAGCGCACGCTGATTGTTGATGACGATGTGCCTGATCTTGTGCACGTCGTAACTGAGCAAGACCTTACGCGAGCGGTGGAAAATAACCACCTTCTGCGTGAGTTGCACCCTAAACGTTCTACCAACAAATTGTTGGCGCGAGGGGTGCCCATCGCAGTAGCCGAAAAGGCAATTCTGGAAAACTGGGATGAGCAGGATTGGGCTCGTTGGTTAGACGATCCCGACAACGCTGCATTCAGAGTTTGGCCGGGGCGGGTGGGTAGATGACAACTTTCCTTTCCGATAAGTGCCAAGAAATACGCAACTGGTTAGCACTTGGCGCAGAAGTTTACCCGGACCCGGTTATTACCGGTTGGATTCGTATGGCGGAAGAGTACTTATCTACTGCTCTCCGCGTCAAGCACATGATCCAGATCGATACTTGCGACTTGGTGGAAAGTCGAGCCCCTCTTCCTTTAGACTGGCAAGAAATTCGGTTAGTTCGCAGACTAGATACCGGTGGTATCCTTCGCTACCAGACTCCCGATGGGTTCTTTAATCCTGAATACCTTGATCCCCCTGCTTCACCTTATCCGGGTCAGCAAGGTAAGTATTGTATCCTAGGTAATTATATCGTAGTTGGTGGTGTCTGTTTTCCACCATCCACGAAGGTGGAATTAACCTATTACCAAAATGTTCCGCCTCTTACTAACGAGGTTAACAACTGGCCCAATATGTACCATACCACTGTTTATACATTGAAGATATTGCACGTGGCGTCATTGTACGCTATCGAAGATGATAGAGGGCCAATGTGGGATCAAGAAGTTGTGCGGATGGTTAACGGGATGAACCTGCAGCACAAGATGGATATGGCGAGCGGTTCGGTTCTCACACAAACAAGGTGCAAATCATTTGGGTAGCAATACGGACTGTGGAACTGTAATGCCGGGAGGCCGTAAATACGGAATAGGTGATTATGGCATGCGTAGTTACGATTTGGGCTCCCCTGTTGTGCATCCTTGGGTCCCTGTTTCAGTACCTTCACCTATAGAGCCGTGGGTACCAATCAAAACTACGGTAGAGCAATCGTTGGAGACATAATATGGCCGATGTGCTTACTCCTAATTTTGACTTGGTTAAGCCTGATGTTGGTCATTCCGATGATACTTGGGGTCAGAAGTTAAATGATAATTTTGATAAAATCGACGCTGCTTTAGCTGGCGGCCCCGGAGGCGGTGGCGGAACTCCTAACGATAGCGATCCCCTTATGGATGGGATAGCTGATGCGGGCAATCTCGTCCCTTATTCACGCGGGGATCATGTTCATCCACATGACGATACTAAGGTAAATAAGTCCGGCGATATGATGAGTGGGCAATTAGGTGTGCCTTACCCTCCTGTCGCGGATTCCGATGCAACATGTAAGAAATACGTGGATGAAACTGTAACTACAGGTCCAACAGGTCCCCAAGGCGAAACTGGTTTAACTGGCCCAGAAGGTGCACAAGGGCCGCAAGGTGAACCCGGCCTTACTGGTCCTGCTGGTGCAACTGGTCCTGCCGGTCCAACTGGTCCCGAAGGTCCTGCCGGTCCTACTTCTCCACCCGCAACGGATACTGTTGCTGGTGTTGCTGAACTTGCAACCAACGCCGAGGTAATTGCGGGCGTGGATGCGACGCGAATTGTTACCCCCGCTGGTTTGGCTGCTAAGGTCGCTTCGTCAGCGGCGCTAGGTCTTGTGGAGTTGGCTACTAATGGTGAGACGATTGCAGGAGCAGATGCTGGCCTTGCTGTAACTCCTGCTGGTCTTGCCGCAAAGCAAGCATCACTTACTGCTCAAGGTATTGTTGAGCTTGCAACTTCGGCGGAAACGGGGGCGGGGGCGGATGCCACCCGCGCTGTTACTCCAGCTGGTTTGGCCGCTTATGTTTCTTCGGGCATATGGGTTCCCGGTACTTCGGCTGTCGTAAATCAGGACAACGCGCCTGTTAATCAAGGTTTTGATTATCAGCGTATTGGTGATATGGTATTTTTCAGCGGAGTTTGGAACGTCAATCCGACTACATTTGCCCCTACATTGACTTCTTTTAACATGGGTTTGCCGATTGCACCAACTGCTCCTTTTGTCGCTACTACGCAAGCACACGGAACTGTAACTGGTGGCGGTGCTGTCGCAGAGAGCGGTGTTGTCGAAGCCCTCGTTGGGTCGAACACCGTAAAAGTTGAGTTTATGGCTTACAGCGGGGCGGTTCATAGGATTGCCGTAAACGGTAGTTATCGCGGCGTTGGATCATCATCATTTCTCGCAGCAGAAGCTAGACCGGCATCAGAGGGGGAGAAAGTAAATGGCTGAGACAGTTACTCCCAATCTGAACCTCACTAAGCCTGAAATAGGCGCGTCTAATAACGTGTGGGGCGCTAGACTTAACGACAACTTTGATATTCTTGACCAGAGAACTGTACGGCAAACCGTACAATGGACTATTACTATGGGGGACGATGTTCCCCTAAGTGCCACTGGCCCGTGGATTTTGTCTAGATACGGTAATGATGGTATTATAATTGACAATCCTATTATAGTGGATCGTCAATCTGGCCTTGTTACTGCCAAAAGTCTAACTGTCCTTGGTGCTACCACTATTAACGGCGCTGTCGTCTTACCGGGCGGGATAACTGGTAATTTAGCTATAACCGGCGAGTTGGGCGTAACTAGCCACGTATCTATCGGCGGAAATCTAAGTGTTGTAGGCAGTTCAAGTCTAAACACGCTTTCAACTATCGGTGCGGCGACAATCGGTGGCAATCTTGGCGTTACAGGTCACATTAATGCTGCTGCTAATGTTGTTGTAGAGGGGGATTTAGACCTTACTGGCAAAGTTACGAAAGCCCTAAAATTACCACATTTAGCGCCCCCTTCTCCACCACCCGCTGATACTTCGGCTGTTTACTTTGATGCTAACGGTAATCCGGTTGTAAGACGTTCAGATGGCACTATTGCACATTTAGGCGTTCCTCCGGGGACTATTGCTTTCACTGGCGGCGCGAATGCTGATATTGGCTGGGCTTTGTGTAACGGTCAAGCGATATCTAGAGTGAATAATCCAGCTTTGTTCGCTCGATACGGCGTTATTCATGGACCGGGCGATGGCACTACCACTTTTAATATACCTGATCTTCGCGGGCGTGTAATTGCGCACGTCGATGGTGGAGCCGGAAGGTTAACTTCTACGGGTCTTGGAGTAAACGCTACACTTAGCGCTGCGGGTGGCGATGATACGCGCATCCTAACCATTCCTCAGATGCCGTCGCATAATCACGTTGTCCATGAAGTGGCGCATTCGCACGAAACTGCTGCTACATCCCGAAGCGTTGCTGGCGGAGCAGCCGAAACAATCCATAAATTGTCTGATTATCCCGGTAATGTTCCCCAAGGCACCACCGAGGCAGTTAAAACAGACATTACGATCGATCCAAGTGGTGGCGGGCAAGCACATTCCGTTGTCCAGCCGACTTTCGTTCTCAACGCTCAGGTTAAATTAGGATGACGCCGATCGAGTTTCCACCGGGTGTAACTACTCTCCTTTCGAGAGCGGCCAAAATTACCAACTGGCGCGACGGTAATCTTATGCGCTGGGAGAATGGCATTACCTTAAAACCGGTAGGCGGTTGGGAAGAGGAAGTATTTGTTGGTACATTTGCTTCCCGAATTAGGGCAATGCACCGATGGACCGCTCTTAACGGCATCGTGTATACTGCTTACATGTGCGAGCAGCATTGCTACGTGGAATCCACTGGCACTCTAGTGGATATCACTCCGGTTGGGGGAATAATTTCGCCGCCCGGAAGTAATGCGGGATACGGTGAATTAGACTACGGCGAAGGTAATTACGGTGTTGACGTTCCCGGAGCGCTTTCATCCACCCAAAAGTTCTCCTTAGCTTGGTCATTAAGTAATTGGGGTGAGAACTTACTAGTTATGTGGAGCTATGATGGTAAGTTGTTAGAATGGAAACCATCTACTCCTTCTGTTGTATTGACACCAGTAACTGGTGCTCCAATAGGCAACCGCCAATTCGTGATAACTCCTGAGCGCCACGTGATGCTATTCGGCATGGACGGCGAATTTGGGGATATCGGTTGGTGCAGCCAAGAGAATATCAACGATTGGGACTTCGCTAGCATCACCAATTCTGCGGGCGCTTATACAGTTGACCCATTATCGCCTATCATAGCCGTACGACTGTCTGCTGCTGGTATCTTAGTATTTACCCCGGCTATGTCCCATGTTTTGGATTATGTTGCCCTACCTTATATATACCGCATCCGGCCAATTGGTAAGGTACCAATTCCAATCAGCGCTTCTTCTGTAACTTCCATTCCGGACGGCGTAATTTGGGTTTCAGTTGAAGGCTACTGGATGTGGAATGGTACCACCGCCGACGTTGTTCCGTGTCCGTTGTGGGATTCCGTATCTGCTAGAATGGATTTCGGCAGAACTGTTTACGAGTCGTCCATAATTAGCATCGGTAATCGGGGTGAAATTTGGTGGTTCTGGGTGGATGTTACCCTTGGGCTGGAAACTAACCGTTACATTGCATTAGACTATCGGAACAAGATTTGGATGCCGGGAATACTTAGCAGGACTTGTGGTTTTACGTACGGTAATGATCGATATCCAGTAATGTCGGACGGTCACAAGGTGTGGAAGCATGAAGTTGGCTTTGTTTACCCCGGAGCTTTGTTTATGCCGTTCTTAGAATCCCAAACACTAAACGCCGACGGTGGTGAAAGGTGGATTACTATTTCTAAGATACTTCCGGACATAATGGGGGACCGCACGGCTTTGGCTTTCCGCTTGGCGCTCAACGATGATCGAACTGTGTATTCAGCCCAAAGATATACTCCGCAACGTACGGTGAATGAACACGGTTGGGTGGATATAAGGGAAACAGCGCGGGACTGTCGGCTTCGTATCGATATGGTTAGAAATTTAAATTGGGCTACTATTGGTCCCATCATTTTCGACATTAAAACGCGGGGTAAAAAGAAATGATGAAAGTTCCACGATTCAAGGACCCGGAAGTTACTAGATTCTTAACGGAATACCTGAGGGAGGTTGACAGGACCGGTAAGGATGTGCTATACTCCAATAAAGCTAATAAATCGCTGCTACTTTCGGACTATAGCGGCAAAAATGTATACGAAATTACAGTTAAGAATCTGTCGGGGGGCGAAGGAGAGCTAGTAATCACTAAGTTGCATGGAGATGAAATACCGCCGCCATGATCGTAACTGACGAAGCCATGAGGAAGAAGATGCAGCGGGCATTAGATTTCAATGGCAACTTGTATAGTTTAGATGACATAGAAGAGCACTTGCTCAGTGGCAAGTTGCAGGGCCACGTAGAAGGGGATACTTGGGTAATTACTCAGGTTCATGATTGGCCTCAGCGCAGAGCAGTTAACATTATGTACCTTGTAGGATCACTTGCCGGTACGCCGGAGTTGGAACAAAAAATAGAAGAATGGGCTAAATCTTTAGGCGCGGACCTTATAACGGCGGGTGGTCGCGATGGGTGGTTGAAGTTCAGAACCCCCGGATGGAAGAAAGTCGGCAGTTTATATTCGAAGGATATCTAACATGCCAATGGGTGGCGGTCAACCAGCACAAACTACTCAGACCACCAAGGTCGAGCTTCCCGGATGGGTGGAAAGAGCCTCGAAGGATAACTATCAGCTTGCGAGGCACATCTCTAATAGGCCGCACAATCCATGGGAAGGAGATCGGGTAGCTAACCGCTCTGCTTTCACGGATGCGAGTTATGATCTTCTTAGACATAATCTAGGGTCGACGAATAAATACTACAATCAAGCAGAGGGTTCTTTTGACCGCGCTCGTGCGGCATACGGCCAAGGGATCGGGATGCTCAACCAAACTCGACCGTTATATGGCCAAGCTGAGGGTGAATTTAACAAGGCCAGCGGAATGGTTGACCAAGCTGCGCCTCTGTATGGCGAAGCAGCTGACATTTTTAGGAAAACCGCTGGCCCACTCGATATCAGTCCATATTTAAACCCGTATACCAACGAGGTAGAGAATAGAGCTATTGCGAATGCGGGCACGGCTCTTACTCAGCAATTAGCACAGCAGAAGGGTGAAGCTGCAAAGAATAGTGTATTCGGTGGTACTCGATTTGGGGTGCAACAAGGTGTAACCTCAGCCGAAGGGGCGAGAGGTATCGGGGACTTATCCGCTGCGCTGCGTAAGGCAGGCATCGATTACGCCACCACAACCGGTCTTCAAGATAGGGCCGGGATACGGGATTCTGCCACCGGGTTGTTAAACACAGCTGGCGGAAGGCTGAGCGCGGCGGGAGCATATGGCGACGTTGGTACTGGTTATCTCAATACCGCTGGAAGCATGCAGAATGCCGCTGCTGGTTATGGGGGCCTTGGGGGCGGCCTTACTCAAACTGGACAGGGCTATCTAAATACCGCTCAAACTCGTGGCATGCAGAATGCTGCGGATGTGGCTTCGCTTTCAGCTGCTGGCGAAGAACAAAAGGCTCAACGGCAACAAATATACGATATGAGAATGGGCAAGTGGGGGGAGAAAGTAAATTACCCCCTTGAGCAGCTTAATATTAGGCTGGCTGCATTGGGTATGTCGCCTTACGGCAAGACGGAAACCATGCATAAGACCAGTACCTCCGAACAGCCCCCGTTTGATTGGGCTACGTTCGGATTAGGCGCTTTGAAAACTATTCCATCATTCTGGGCAATGTCCGATCGAAATATGAAGACAGATATCGAGAAGCTTACGGGCGGTCCGCTTCCGCTGTATGCCTATCGGTATAAAGGCGATCCGAAGAGTTATCCAAAGGTGATCGGCCCAATGGCACAGGACGTTGAGAAAGTCGTTCCGAGCGCTGTCAAGAAGATAGGTGGCAAGCGGGCGATCGATATAAATAACCTCTTGGAGGTACTAAGCTAATGCCCTCTATAATCGATAGGACCAGATTTCTAAACGAAATCGCGCAGAACCCCGATCTGATTAGCAAATTGGCGTCGATGGTTAGGGGAGAAGTGGGGCTAGGAAGGGATAGGGTCAGGGAGATTATACAGTTAGAAACTGCATTCAACCGCGCACAAGCCCGAGAGCATTCACTAGGGAAGGCACTATTATCGACAGGGGAATCAAAGGCGGGCTATTACGACCCCAAAACCTACAGGCAAGCGGCTACTCCGGAGCAAATTAAGTATTTCCGAGAGAATATCCTCAATCCGGTATTGGCCGGGTCGAATGAAGGAGAGCGATTTCTCGGTAAGCCGCCCACAGGCAATGCTTCGCAGATGGGTTTCGCTGGACGACGATTAGCTAGTGGTCAATATGCGGCAGGTAAATGGTATGGACAGCCCGGTGGCAGCGAAATGTTTGTGTTAGAAGCACACGATGCTCCTAAGATTGGTAGATTAGGCGGTGGTACTGAATACGCTGGCCTTGAGAATGTGTCGAATAAGGTTCAGTTTGGTCCGGATGGCAACCCAATCTGGAATCCTACAACTCCGGCGTACGGACCCCAAGGTACGACATTAACTTCCACCCCACAACAACCCCCTGCGCCTCCTACGACAGCGCCAGCGGTGGAACCTACTCTAGCGAATAAGGTTCAAACAGCGCTATTCGGGCAGCCGGGGGCAGCTACAACTCCCGGACAACCTGCTCAGTCTACTCCTTTAATGTCGGGATTGGAAGGATTGGCTGGTGCGTTCAAACCAAGGGTAGACCCCCAAGCGGCAGCGGCAGCGGCAACGCTTACTCCACCGTCGCCAACGCCGACAGCGGGTGGAACTGGTAATCCTGCTCAAGCTCAAGCTTTGCTGGCCGCGCTATTACAAAATCAGCGTAAGCAGTACGGCTTGTCGTTGACAGGAATGGGAGGGGTGGGATGAATATAGCTGACCTTATCGCCGCTCTTCAAGCAGGTGGCGATCCAAACCAAGCTATAGTTAATCAATTCCAGCCGGGTCCTCCTACGGGTCCTGTTATTCCTCCTGCGTACGGAGGGGGCGGTTCAATGCTTCCACCTATTCCCTATTTGGGAGGAGCATCAAACACGCCAGGAGCTTCTGCATACGCTTCGGCGGGACCTGCGATGCCTCCCCCTGCGCCTCTTGGTAGTGATGTTCCCCCTACTGAGCCACTTACGCCTCCTGCTGCGCCTCCGCCTGTTACGCCTCCTGCGGCTCCTCCTCCTGCTGCGACAACCCCACAGGGAGCAGTTACGCCGGTAACCAATCCGTCAACGCCTTCTACTACGCCCGCTGCTATGAAATCTCCGCCTGATTTAACTAATATGTATATTCAATTAATGCAGAAGAATCAGAACGCTGCGGCGCTCGACTCCGGTTTGACACTTATGGCAGCGGGGCTTTCCAATAGTCAAGCCACTAGGTCTGCGCTTATCAATGCTGCTTCGGGCGGCAGCGGCGGAAGAGGAGCTGGTGGAATTACGTCGGCTGATATCATTAATTTGCAGAAGCAGGACCAAGAAAATCAGAATAGATTGCTGCGCCAATCTATGCTCGGCGGATTGATGAAAGAATATAATATGTCTCCAGAAACTGTTAAGTATTTGGAGGCTAGTGGCCAATTGGATGAAGTTATTAAGCACAAGAATACTCAGAACCTTGTTCAGCAAGAAGGTGCGGATGGGTCCAAGGCATTCTATAACGCGACTACTGGCCAGAAGATTATTGATATTAGTCCGGCGAAGGTTGAGGAAGGTGAATTTGTTGACACTCCGGAAGGAAAACAGCTTAGGAGTAAGAGGACTGGTCTACCCATGGGTCCAGCCGCTGGAAAGGCTCCGGAGACTGAATTCATTGAAGGCCCCCAAGGGAAGCAGCTTAGAAGCAAGACAACGGGTGAGCCTATCGGTCCAGCCGCTGGACTTACAATTCCGGATGCAGCCAAGACGGATGCTATGATGTTGGATGGCATCAATCAGGAACGCGTTGCTCGCGGGATTCCCCCGCTTTCCATGGAAGAGTACATCACGACCATCAAGCGCGATCCTAAAGCGCCTGCCAATGCACTAGATATGGAAAATCTAGCAGCGGTAAATAAAGGTCTGGTCGCTGAGGGCAAGCCCCCGATTACTATGGGTGAATACCTACTCAAGTACAAGCACCCTGCCGGTACAAGCATTTACGTGGGCCAAGACGGCATTCAGTATCCCAAACCACCAGAGGGTTACGACTACGAGCGGCACCCCGATGGTAAGGTTATGATTGGCCCAGATAGGATGCCAATTATGCGCGCCGTTAGCCCGAAGGCTGCGGGCGAGGAGAAAGAAACTGCGCAAGATATCGCAGATAAGGAGAAGAAGGCGTCTGATCTGCTCAAGAAGGAACATAAGGAGCGGGTATCTGCTGTACTTATGGCCAGTAACGTTGGTGATGCTATTGATACTTCTCTTGCATTGGCTGACAAGGTGGGCGCAACTGGAACCTTTGCGAAATGGGCTAGAAATATAGCCCCCGTTACCGGTATGTCTTGGGATACCATAGATTCTAAGGTTAAAACTATCGACGCGAATAACGTAGTCTCAGCCTTGAATGCGATGCGAGCAGCTTCACCCACTGGCGGCGCATTGGGCAACGTTACAGAGCAAGAGAATAAGATGTTGGCAGCCATCATCGCTTCCACCAATGTGTATCAAGAGACTGGAGAATTTAAGAAAGGCTTAATTCGCATTAAAGCCGCGATGCTGACTATGGCTGAACAGAAATACGATGACGCAGATGGAGCGGCTAGGTTCAAGCAAGACTTGCAAGAAAAAATCGACGAGTTAACTATGGAGCAGCAAAATAAAAAGGGTTCCGGCATTACTATCAGACCAAGGTAAAAACCATGCCCGCATTTATATTGAAAGGCCCAGACGGTAAGGAATACGATGTTGAAGCTCCCGACGCAGACTCGGCTGCCAAGGAGTTCGCTAAATACCGTCAAACACAACTCAACCAACAGTATGCCGAAGAAGGCAAGAAAATGCCGCCTTGGCAAATTCCGTTGGAAACGGCTCGGGACGTTGCTACAGTTGGAGCGGATACCCTTACTCTCGGGTTTGGGACTAAGGCCGTTAAGGGTTTATTCGGCGGCGAACCCGAAATGGACATTGAGGCGCGACGTGCCCGAATGCCATATTCGGCCCCGGCAATAGATATCGGGGTGATGGCGGGGGCACTTCCTACTGCCGTGCCAAGGGCTGTGGCTAAGTTGGGTGGAGGGCCAGCGGCTCGTGTTATTACGGGGACCGGAGCGGCAGCTACGGAAGGCGCGGTGGTTGGCGGGTTAGAAGCTGCTGGCCACGATAAACCTGTAGGACCGGGTGTTATGACCGGTATGCTCGGGGGAGCAGCGGGACAACAAGTAGGTACGGTTATAAATAAGGCGGACCGAATAATTCGCGGCATCGACGATGTGCCTAAGGGTATTCGATCAAATATGGCGGTGCTCCCAAAAAATCCTAGCCCATCCGATAGAGTAACTGTGGCACAGAACGAAGCGGCTTCCA